CCGCATCTTCAAGCGCTACGCGGCGCTGCCCGAGCAGGAGGCCGAGCTCGCCGAGCTGAAGGCCGAGAAGGCCGCCAAGCCGGCTAGCCAGACCACGGCTCCGGCCGCTCTGGCCGCCGATGCCCCGGTTGGCAAGCCGACCCTCGGCGAGGCCATCGGCGCACTTGACCCCGAGAACGACAAGCACTGGACTTCCAACAACCTGCCGGCGCTCGACGTGCTCGAGGAGCTGACCGGTAAGAAGGTCACCCGCGACGAGGTCAACTCGGTGGCTGACGGCTACACCCGCGCCAAGGCGCGCGCAGCCAAGCAGTAAGGGGTAGGCCATGACGATCAAGGTCCAGAACGAGAACGGAACCATCGAGGGAGCCAACTCCTACGTGGACGCGGCGGCAGTGCGCGCCTTCTGGCTGGACCGCGGCGTCGACCTATCCGCCAAGACCGATGACGAGCTGTCGGTCGCCGCCGTGCGCGCGACCGACTACCTCGACGCCAAGTACCGCTGGACGGGCTACCAGCTCTACCGCCTGCAGGGCACGCAGTGGCCCCGCGGCGGCGTGACGTCGTTCCTCCGCGGTCTTCCCCCGGCTCTGGTCAGCGCCACCTGCATGCTGGCGCAGCGCGCCCTGACCAAGCCCCTAATGCCGGACCCGACCTTCGATGCCTCCGGGCAGCGCGTCGAGTCCAAGCTGACCGAGGTCGGGCCCATCAAGACGCAGGTCAAGTACGTGGCTCCCACCGGAGTCAAGTCCATGACGCCGGAGTACCCAGAGGTCACCCTGATGCTGCAGGCCGCCGGCCTGATTGCGTCGGGTAACTCGGGCGAGATTGGGAGGGCCTGAGCATGGCCTTCGACTACGCCGCCCTGAGGGCCGAGGTAGACCCGATCCTGGCCGAGTTCGGCCAGGCGTGCGAGCTTCGCCGGGGCTCGGGCTCGCCGGTCGTAGACCCAGTGTCAGGTACCGTGACGCCCGGAGCGCCTCAGGTGTTCCAGGTGGTCGGCGTGGTCGTGGACTACAACGACAAGCTGGTGGACGGCGAGACTATCAAGCGCGGCGACCGGCTGGTGTACGTGCAGGCAGTTGAGCGGCCCAGGGTCGGCGACACCTTCGTCGAGGCGAACGGCACGCAGTGGTCCGTCGTCGACTTCGACGCGGTTGACCCGGCTGGCGTGGCAGTGCTCTTCTCCCTGCAGGTGCGGAGGTAGCCGTGACCGGACGTTTCGAGTCCCAGCTGCGCGGCTTCGGCATCAAGGCCCTGGACAAGGTGGACAAGGTCCGCCGGGCCTCGGTGCTCGAGCTGTTCAAGCTGGTCATCTATGCGACGCCGGTCGACTCCGGCCGGCTGCGTGGAAACTGGCAGACGACGGTTAACACGCCGGCGACTGCCGAGATTGAGAGGACGGACAGCAACGGCGGACTGGCCCTGGCGGAGGCCATGGCTAACCTGGGCGGGCTGCTGGACGTCGTGTGGTTCACCAACAACCTGCCCTATGCCGAGCGCATCGAGTACGACGGCTGGAGCAGGCAGGCGCCCGAGGGCATGGTGCGGAAGCACGTGGCCCAGTGGCGACGGATCGTGGAGGCCAAGGCGAGAGCCTTGGGCCAGTGAAGGAGGTAGGCGATGGCTGTCAACCCGTACTCGGGGCTGCGAGGGGCACTGATGCAGGGCGTTCTTGACGCCCCGCTGGGCCTGCCCTGCGCCTACGAGAACTCCCCATTCGAAAAGCCCACGGATCAGAGCCCGTGGGCTTCGGCCTTCGTGCTGCCCAACCAGCCCTCGCCGGCGACCCTGGGCAGCGAGGGGCAGGATGCGCACGACGGCATCCTGCAGGTCGACCTGAACTATCCGCTGATGACCGGCGAGGCGGCCGTGACGGCCAAGGCGGACGAGCTGTCGGACTTCTTCAAGGCGGGCAAGCGACTTGCCCACGGAGGCGTCGAGCTCACGGTGGTCTCGTGCGGCCGCTCACGCGGGCGCGAGGTCGATGGATGGTATCGCGTGAGCATGACAGTCACCTGGGAAGCCCGGGTGCCCCGAAACTAACCTCTTAGGAGAACGACCATGGCAAACGGCAGCCGCCACAGCATGCGCATCGTCGCCGAGTCGGCCTACGGCACGACCCCGGCAACGCCCGCCTTCGACATCATCCGCCACACCGGCACGACCCTCGGCCTGTCCAAGGAGTCCCTGCAGTCCGAGGAGCTCCGCGACGATCGCCAGATCGCGGACTTCCGCCACGGGGCCTACCAGGTCGGCGGCGACATCAACATCGAGCTGTCCTACGGCAGCTTCGACAAGCTGCTCGAGGCCGTCCTGTGCGGCACCTGGCAGACCGACTCGCCCGCGGCCGGCACCGACCGCCTGAAGGCCGGCACCACGCGTCGCTCCTTCACGATCGAGCGCTTCTTCGGTGACATCCTGACGGTGGACAAGCCCTACCACCGCTTCACCGGCGTCGAGTTCAACACCATGTCGCTGGCCATCAACGCAAATGCGATGATTACCGGCAGCTTCGGCGTGCTGGGGCAGAACATGGCGACGGACACGGCCATCGTGACCGGCGCGACCTACAACCCCGCGACCACCACGAGCCCGCTCGACTCGTTCACCGGCACGCTGCAGGAGAACGGCACGCCCATCGCCGTCATCACGGAGATTCAGCTCAACGTGGAGAACGGCCTGGAGGCGCGCTTCGTCGTCGGCTCCAAGCAGTCCATCCGTCCGTCGATCGGCCGCTCGAATGTCTCCGGGCAGGTCACCGCCTACTTCGAGAACTCCACCCTGCTGGACAAGTTCATCAACGAGACCGAGTCCAGCATTGTGTTCGAGCTGCCTGATGGCGCTGGCAACCAGTACACGGTGACGCTGCCGCGCATCAAGTACACCGGCGGCCAGCCCGACGTAGACGGTGAGGGCCCCATCACGCTGAGCATGCCCTTCCAGGCGCTGCTCGACGCGACGACCGGTACCAACATCATCATCGACCGCACGCCTGCTTGATAGGCCGGCACACTAGGAGAGAAGTGGCATGACCGACAACGAAAACAAGGCCGCGGGCGCGGTCTCCGGCATGGATGCATTCTTCACCCGCGGCAAGGCTAACGAGGGGCTGCAGTTGCCCCTCTACTTGCCGAACGGGCAGAAGAGTGAGCACTGGGTCCGCATCCTCGGCGTCGACTCCGACGCCTTCCGCAACGCAGAGGCCGAGTCCCGGCGCGACGCCTTCCGCATCGCCCAGATCGAGGACGTGGCGGAGCGCTCGCGGGCCATCGCCGACAGCAAGCGGCGCCTGGTGGCAAGCCTGGTCGTGGCCTGGTCGTTCGACCGCCCGTGCAGCGTGGACGAGGTGGACGCCTTCTTCAAGGAGGCCCCACAGATCATGGACGCGATCGACCTGGCGGCCAGCAAGCGTGCACTTTTTTTCGGGGCAGGGTCGAGCAGCTCGCGGCCTACGCCGAGCACGAGTTCAAGCTCGACCTGACCCCGAAGGGGTCAAAGCAGACCCTGCGCGAGTCGCTCGTGCAGGTCTGGAAGACCCTGAAGCGTAAGCCGCCACAGTTGGCGGAGGCGCCCGAGCTCCCCGAGGAGCTCGGGTATGTTTGGGAGTGGTTCAGGGAGGTGTTTGCGGGTGAGCCGCTGACGTACCAGGAGCTGCAGGCGTGGTCCAGCATGACTGGCAAGCGGCTGCAGGGCTGGGAGGCCGAGCTGATTAAGTCCCTCGATCGGATATTCTGGAAGGTGCAGCATGGCAACCACCGACGTGGCAAGTCTGGCGATCAGGGTCGAGTCCCTGCAGGTGGCGGAGGCCGACCGTCGCCTTAAAAGCATGACCTCCTCCGGGGGCGGCGCCGAGCGCGCCACCTCCGGTCTCACCGGCGCCTTCACGCGCCTCATCGGGCCGCTGACCGCGGCCGTCTCCGCCACAGCTGCGCTGAGCAAGCTGGTGGACGTGCAGCGCCAGTTCGACGTCCTCAACGCCGGCCTGGTGACCGCCACGGGCAGCGCGGAGAGCGCCGGCGTGGCGTTCGACGCCCTCCGCGAGTTCGCCGCCAAGACACCATACAGCCTTGACCAGGCGGTGGAGGGCTTCACCAAGCTGGTGAACCTCGGCCTCACGCCGTCCGAGCGCGCGCTGACCTCCTACGGCAACACGGCTTCCGCCATGGGCAAGGACCTCAGCCAGATGGTTGAGGCCGTGGCCGATGCCACCACGGGCGAGTTCGAGCGCCTGAAGGAGTTCGGCATCAAGGCCAAGCAGGAGGGGGACAAGGTGTCCCTAACCTTCCAGGGCGTCACGACCACCATTGGCAACAATGCCGCCGAGATTGAGGAGTACCTCACCAAGATCGGAGAGAACGAGTTCGCCGGAGCCATGCAGCAGCGCATGGACTCGCTCGACGGTGCCATCTCGAACCTGGGCGACACCTGGGACCAGCTCTTCCTCACGGTCTCCCAGTCGGGCGTCGGCGACGTCATCGAGGACGCGGTCAGGCTCGCGACGGACGCGCTCCAGGGACTCACCGACATGATCGCGTCGGGCGAGCTCGAGGCCTACCTGAAGTCGAGCACGGAGCAGTTCGACGCCTGGGGTCGCGACATCAATCAGTCCGTCACGATCCTGACCGCCTTCCTCAAGGACAGCTTTGGGCAGTGGGAGGACGACGGCAAGGCCACAGTCGACTTCCTCATCGCGGCCTTCAAGAACTGGCCCTCTAATGTCCGCGCCTTCATCCAGATCATGGTGGTGGAGGTCGCGGCCGGCCTAGATCGGGCCTCAGCCTACGCAGGCGCCTTCGTCGACGGCATCAAGGCGGTCTTCAATGACGACACCGTGGCCGGTGTCGGCCAGCGTCTGGAGAACAGGCTGCAGTCGATCCGCGCAGCTCGTATGGAGTCGATCGACGAGGCCCTGCGTGAGCGCGACGCCGCCGTCAAGGCGAGCGATGACCAAGTGGACGCGGCTCAGCGGCTTCGTGCCGAGTACGAGAAGAACAAGAAGGCCCGTGCCGACGCCAACGCAGGCACGGATCGCCTGGCGGGCTTCAAGGTCGGCGGCAGCTCCGGCGGCAAGTCCTCCGACAAGGTGGATAAGGCCGCCGAGTCTGCCCGCAAGGTACGCGAGCGCGAGTTCCAATCTGTGGTCGAGTCGCTTCGCTCCGAGGAGGAGGCTATCCAGGCATCCTACGAGAAGCGTCGGGCGATCATCGAGGCCAACACCTCGGCCCAGTCGGCCCAGCGTGCAGACTTGATGTCTCGCCTCGAGGCCGACCGCGCCGAGCAGCTGAAGAAGCTGGAGGAGCAGCGCGGCGCTGAGCTCGAGGGTCTGCGCCAGTCGCTGCGCTCCGAGGAGGAGGTCATCCAGGAGTCCTACGACAAGCGCATGCAGATCATCGCAGCCAACACCGAGGAAGGCTCCGCGCTGCGCGCCCAGCTCGAGGAGCGTACTGCAGCCGATCGCGAGAGGGCACTCACCGACCTCGAATCCCAACGGCAACGTGAGCGTGATAGCCTATACGCCGGGCTGCTGACCGAGGAGGAAATGCTGCGTCAGGCCTACGACCGCAAGAAGGCCATGATACTTGACAGCGAGGCGGTGACTGAGCTGGAACGCCAGGACCTGCTGCGCCGGCTCAAGCAGCAGTTCGACGACGAGATGGCTGCGGCAGAGCAGAAGCGCACCCAGATGCAGCTCGGAGCCGCCGCGTCCATGTTCGACGGGCTGGCTGGCTTGGCCAAGTCGTACGCTGGCGAGCAGTCTCAGGCGTACAGGGTATTATTCGCCGTCAGCAAGGCGTTCTCTGTGGCTCAGGCCGCCATGTCCATCGCGACCGGCCTGGCCAAGGCGCAGGAGCTCGGCTGGCCGGCGAACCTCGCCGCCATGGCGCAGGTTGCGGCGCAGGGTGCGTCGATCATAGGCCAGATCAAGGGCTCGAACTATTCTGGGGCCTACGACCAGGGCGGGCAGATTCCGGCCGGCAAGATAGGTCTTGTCGGGGAATACGGGCCGGAGCTCGTGAAGGGCCCGGCCTCAGTCACCGGCCGGGTCGGCACGGCCAGGGCTATGCAGGAGGCCGGTGGTGGCGGGCAAGCGGCGCCGCAGCCCCAGACCAACCTGCGCATTGTGAATGCTTTCGACACGCAGGTCATAGGAGATTACATGGGGTCAGACGCAGGCGAGGAGGTCATCATGAACGTCGTGCGCATCAACCAGGCCACGATCCGCGAGATGGCAGCGGGGGGTTGAGCTGTGGCAGAGCTATGGCCCTTCGTACCGCAGCGCGAGTTCACCGAGACTCTCGAGTGGGTGACTGACGTCATCGGCTGCAGGGGCAGTGAGCAGCGCATCGGCGTGCGCCCGCTGCCGCGGCTCGGCTTGTCGTATGACGCGCTGCTTGACCACCAGCAGGCCTCCTTCGCCCGCACACTCGCCCGTACAGCAAGCCTGGGAGAGTTCATAGTGCCGATGTGGGGCGAGGCCACGCGCCTCGGCCACTTGGCCCAGGGGCTGACCTCGCTTGCTTTGGACACGACGTGGGCGCAGTATGCCGCCGGGCGGCAGGCCATCATATTCGATGAGTTTGACCGGGTGGAGGTCGTGCAGGTCGACTCAGTAGAGCCAGACGGGCTCACGCTTTCAGCGGAGACTGTCAAGTCGATGGCCAACGCGTACGTGATGCCCTGCTGCGCTATGCGCCCTGCGCAGGAGTTCGAGTTCATGCGGGCCTCCGCCGAGGACCTGCAACGCGTCAAGGCCTCGTTCTATGCCACGGACGTCATGGACGTGTCGGGTAGCATGGGCGCTGCATCATACAGGTCGCACCCCGTGCTCACAGTACCGCCGATGGCCACAGGCAGCCTCGGCGAGCGCGTGCTACACGAGTCCGATACGGTTGACAACGGCACTGGGCCGGTCTCCGTGCTCAGGCAGCTGAACTATGTCACGTCAAAGGTATACATGGCATGGGACTGCTTGACAGTGCAGGAGCTGTGGGAGCTACGCCGTTGGCTATATGCTGCGGCTGGTCGGCGGGTAGGTTTCTGGCGCCCGACCTGGGGGCACGACTTGCAGCTCCTCAATACGGTGGCACCGGCAGACCTCACGATGACCGTGGCCGCAGTCGGCTTTACCGGCAGGATGACAGACCGCGACGTGGCCGTGATGCTTACCAGCGGGGATGTGCTATACCGTCGCGTGACGCACGCAGAGGCAGGTTTAGCGGGCACAGAGGTGCTGCATCTTGAGACCTCGCTAGGCGCTTCTGTAGCACCCGCCGCCGTGGACCGCATCTCGTTTCTGAACTTCGCCAGGCTTGACGCCGATCGCGTGGAGATTAGGCATCGCGTGGCGCGTGGGTCTAGCGTCCAAGTTCCCATGATGGAGGTACCGCAACCGTGAGCTACATCGCAAGAGAGTCGTCAGCCCAGGACGGTCGTCCAGTGTTCCTGTACAAGTTCGTGCAGGGCGCCTCGCAGTGGTGCTACACGAACGCGCCATTCGAAGTCAGCTTTGCTGGCGATACGTACTTGCCGTCTGCCGTCGGCCACTCTGAGGTCAAGCAGTCCAACGAACTGTCTAAGGACAGCATAACGCTCACCTTCCCACTGGATGATGAGTTCGCCTCCCAGTTTCTTGGGTATGCGCCAGACCTGGTGACCTCCGTCACATTGCTGCGGGGCCATCTTGGTGACGGTGAGTTTATTGCGTACTGGAAGGGGCGCGTGGCCAGTTCAAAGGCCTCCGGGGCCCAGGTGCGTCTGGAGTGCGAGTCCATCTTCACGTCGTTGCGCCGGCCGGGTCTTAGGGCTAGGTACCAGCGCACCTGCCGTCACGCGCTGTACGCACGTGGGTGCACGCTGGACCCGGAGGCCTTTGCTGTGCCTGGCAGGCTCGCAGCCATGTCGACGGTGTCGCTAGTTGTGCCGGAGGCTGCGGCCTATGTAGATGGGTACTTCACGGGCGGCATGGTGCGTGCGCCGGACGGGTCGCTCCGCCTCGTGTCGAATCACGTAGGGCAGGTGCTTACGCTTTCGCGCCCGGCTGGCACACTCGCACGGGACTTTGCCAGTAGCGGGTATGGCATCAGCTATGGGAACTTCTACGGCGGCGTGGCCGTGAAGCTCTACCCTGGTTGCGATCGCATGCGCGCCACCTGTCAGGATAAGTTCAATAACCTCCCGAATTATGGTGGGTTTCCTTTCATACCGTCAAAGAACCCATTTGGCGGGTCGTCCATAATATAGCACTGGGGAGGTTTACGTATGGCCTGGGTTTACGCAATTGTCTGGGTGGTCGCGCTGGTGGCTGCCTACGCCATGATGCCGAAGCCGCAGTCGCAGCCGCCTGCGGGCTTGGGTGACATCAAGGCCCCCACCGCCGAGGAGGGGCGTGAGATACCAGTGTTGTTCGGCACGCGCATTCTCGAGGGCCCAAACGTGGTCTGGTACGGCGACTTGCGCACGGTAGCCATACGCAAGAAGGGTGGCAAAAAGTGAGCGATGCGGTCACGGTGCGCATGGAGCATGTTAGGGCGGCGCGCATGTGTCGTCGTGGGGCCAAGGCCTTTTTCGAGCGGCACAATTTGGACTGGGAGACTTTCCTGCGCGAAGGTCTCCCAGCAGAGCAGATAGAGGCCACTGGGGATGCAATGGCCATACAGGTAGTGGAGGTGGCACGTGGGCGGAAGTAGTAAGAAGGTTACTGTTGGCTACAGGTACTATCTCGGGGTGCACATGATTCTATGCCATGGGCCCATAGACCGGCTGCTGAAGGTGCTGGTGGATGGTAAAGCTGCATGGCAGGGCTCTGCTGCAGGCGGGCGCATCTCCATATCTGCCGAGAGCCTGTTCGGCGGCGAGTCTCGCGAGGGGGGCGTCGGAGGCGCCGTAGACATAGAGATGGGCGGTTCCTCGCAGGAGGTCAACGACTACTTGGCCTCGCGACTTGGCTCCAACATTCCTGCATTTCGTGGTGTTGTGGGCGCAGTGTTACGTCAGTGCTACCTCGGTATCAATCCCTACCTCAAGAAGTGGGCGTTCGTGGCGCAGCGCGTCAATACCCGGCAGAATGGCCTGGAGCAGTGGTATAACTCCAAGGCCAAGATTGCGGCGCCGGACGTCGTCATAGTATCGGCCAGCTCGGGTGGCTGGGAATACGTGCAGCTGCCGGAGGAAGCCAATCCTGGCATCGACAATCTCATACCCCCCACATCCGGCTGGACCGCCGGGGTCTCGCCGTTCGGTGGTGGAACCTGGACGTGGCCTGGTCAGCCTGCCAGGAATACCAACTGGGACCAGGGCACCGTGCTGTGGATGCGCCGCACGGTTACCGTGCAACCTGGCAGCGCGATAGTGGCACGCGTGCGGGCCGAGAATGGGTGCGTGCTGCTGATAGACAACTCCTTTTTAGGAGCTGCCAACCAGGCCAACCAGCAGCTCCTGTCTGGTGAGGTGCTGGACTTCTCTCTGCCACCAGGCACCTACACGCTGTACGTAAAGGCGTACGACGAGGTGCCGACACAGGGTGACGTGTACGTGTCGGTGGAGATAGTCTCTCTAGCCCACGCAGACATGAACCCCGCCCACATAGTGCGTGAGTGTCTGACCGATCCTGACTGGGGCATGGGTTACCAGGACGCCGACATAGACGACGTGTCCTTTGCACTCGCGGCGGACAAGCTCCACGAGGAGCAATTCGGCCTGTCCCTGCTGTGGGACCGGCAGACCCCGATAGAGGACTTCGTCAAGGAGGTCATACGCCACGTGCAAGCGTCACTATACGTGGACCGCGCCACTGGCAAGTTCGCACTGAAGCTTATACGTGGGGATTATGACGCTGGGGCTTTGCTAGTCTTGGATGAGAGCTCGGTGGAGAAGGTCGACAACTTCTCGCGCCCGTCATTCGGGGACATGGTGAACTCGGTGACAGTTAATTACTACGACCGCGGGTCCTACAAGACGGCCAGCATTTCAGCGCAGGACACTGCACTGATACAGATGCAGGGCGCAGTCATAGGTACGACCATCCAGTATCCGGGCTGCACGGATGGGGCCCTAGCTGCACGCATGGCTGCACGTGACCTCCACATATTATCAACACCGCTATTGAGCTGCACTGTATACGCCAATCGCAAGGCCGCGTCCTTAAATGTCGGGGACCCCTTCGTGCTGGACTGGCCAGACTACTTAGCGGAGCCGACGGTCATGCGCGTGGTGGGCTTAGCTCTAGGGGATGGGCGTTCGAATAAGGTGAAGATAACTTGTACTGAGGACGTATTCAGCTTGCCGGAGTCTGCGTCAGTACAGCCCGAGGTGCCAGACTGGGAGGACCCGAGCACTGCTCCTGCAGCTGCAGACCATCGCGCTGTAGTCGAGGCCCCGTACTATGAGCTAGTACAGCGCATGGGGCAGACGACGGCAGACGAGCAGCTTGCTGCTAACCCGGACATAGGGTACTTGCTCGCGAGCGCCGCTGCACCGAGCGGAGCAATAAACGCGCGCCTGGCCGTTAATGCGGGAGCTGGTTACGAGGAGGGCAACGACACGCCGGTCGACTTCTGCCCGTCGGCCTTCCTAGTTGACGCCATGAATCCTGGAGATACCATAGCGGCGATACACGGGGCTGCTAGCTTGTCGGCTGTCACCATAGGGTCACACGCACAGATAGGCGATGAACTTGTAAAGGTGGTGGCATTGAGTGACTCGTCTATCACCGTCGGCCGTGGAGTGCTAGATACTGTGCCGGCAGCGCATGCTGCCGGGTCGGCAGTGCTGTTCTGGGACGCCTTCGCCGACAGCGACGGCGTTGAGTATGCCGCTGGCGAAACTATCGGTGCTAAGCTGCTGACCGTGTCCGGCGCCGGCGCCCTGCTACTAGCACAGGCGCCGGAGGACACGCTAACCTTCGGCCATCGTGCCATGCGGCCGTATCCTCCTGGGAAGCTTCTTATAAATGCCGTAGCCTATCCCGTCGCCCTGTATGGCGATAGCGCCCTGACCGTGTCTTGGGCCCACAGGGACCGTTTGCAACAGACTGCAGGAGAGTTGCAGGACACGACGGTCGGTAACATCGGGCCCGAGGCCGGCACCACCTACAACATCAGGCTATATGGTGAAGCCGGCACCCTGTTGCGTAGTGTCTCTATGCCGGGGACTTCATACGCCTACACTACTACAGACGAGAAGGCAGATAGTCTTATACCAGATAACGGGGCTTTTGATACCCTCTGGGGCAGCGTCGTGCTAGCCATGCACATGGACGGGGTTAATGATGGCACTGCCTTCACAGATGTGAAAGGCAAGGCGGTCACGCGCTCGGGCAATGTCGTGACAAAGACCGCGGTCAAGAAGTTTGGCAGCGCCTCAGCGTACTTTGACGGCAATAACGACTACCTGTCTGTAGCCAGCCATGCTGACCTGGGGTTTGGGACTGGGGACTTCACCATCGAGATGCAGGTACACAAAGCTGGCAACTCCGTCGTGTCAACTGGCACTAGCATCTTGCTAGATATGCGCACGGCTGAGCCGTCGGTGGCGATTGAGATGCACCTGAGGCGTTCAGACTTCGCCGACCCTAACAAGCTGGAAGTGTACATAAACGGCGCGACACGTATCATGTCATCGACAGCCTTTGGAGCCTCATTCAAGCACATTGCGCTAGAGCGTAAAGCCGGAGTGACTAAATTGTTCGTGGATGGAGTCCAGGAGGGCAGTTCCTACACAGATGCCAATGACTATGGAGCCTCAGCCCCCGTGGTACTCGGCGGCCGCTTCGCAGCGGTCTCGGGCGACTTCCGCAGTCATAATGGCTACCTGGATGAGGTGCGCATCACCAAGGGCATAGCCAGATATGATGGCTCCAATTTTACTCCGCCGACCGCAGAATTCCCGGAAAGTGCCACGGGCACCTATCGGCTCAATGGCAGGTTGCGCGTCGAGCTGGAGTCTGAGCGTGGCGGGCTGACGAGTTACCAGGCCCACGACTACACTGTGCTCCGCGCGGGGTACGGATTTAACTACGGTGAACTTTATGGAGGTGTATGATGCCGGCATCAACTGAAACAAGGAGCGGTCTGAAGTACGGATGGGCCCTAGGAGAGAGCGGCTGGAATGGCGACATGGATGCCAACCTGTTGCGCATTGGTCAGTTCGGCTTCCACCTGTCGGTCAAGGACCGCGACCTTACCGCGCCGCCAGGATCGCCCGCGGCTGGGGACTCCTACATAGTAGCTGCGTCGGCTACTGGTGCATGGGCGGGCAAAGACGGGCAGGTTGCGCAGTGGAACGGGTCTGCCTGGGTGTTCGGCGTGCCGCGTCTAGGCTGGCTGTGCTACGTCGAAGACGAGCAGAAGCTCAGTGTCTTCAAGACCTCATGGTCTGCGGGCGTGGCCATATAATGCAGGATCAGTATGGCAAGGACCGTAACCCAGGACAGCCGAGCTGGCGGATTCGGCGGCGCTTCATGTTCGTCGTGTCCGCCTTCTGCATGTGGGCTATATCGTATGTGCTGTGGAGGGACCTCTCCTCGGGGCCGGCTGACACCGCAGTGACGATGGCCTTCCTGACGCTGCTAGGCATCGTCGGCTCGTACGTGTTCGGGGCCACCTGGGAGGACATCAGCATGACAAAGATCAAGGGCCCTGCTGCGGCCACTGCAGCCCGAGCTCAGAAGCTGGCGCCCGGCCCGGGCGCATCCACAAAGATAGAGGACGCACCATGACTTACCAGCTGGGAAACAAGTCGAGGCAGAATCTGCAGGGGGTGCACCCGCACCTCGTGAAGGTGGTGGAGCGCGCCATCGAGCTATCCTCGGTGGACTTTAGTGTGCACGAGGGGCTGCGCACCAGGGCACGCCAGGCCAAGCTCGTAGCCACTGGGGCGAGCCAGACGATGGACTCGCGCCACCTACCGAGCGACGGCACCGGGTATGGCCATGCAGTCGACCTGGTGCCTGTCATCGATTTTGACGGGGATGGGCGCAGCGAGCTGCGGTGGGACTGGAGCTTGTGCTATCGCGTGGCCGAGGCCGTGCGGCGTGCCAGCCTGGAGCTGAAGGTGCCAATACGCTGGGGCGGTGTATGGGACCGCACCATTGTCGACCTGGTCGGCGACATGGAGGACGAGGTCGCTGAATATGTCGCACGCCGCAAAGCCGCTGGCAAGAAGGCATTCCTGGACGGCCCGCACTTCGAGCTACCCGCCAGCCTGTACCCGTGAGGAGTTGAGCATGCTGAACCTGACAAGCCTACAGTGGAAGATCGGCGCTGGCCTCATTATCGGGGTTGCTACGGTGACCGTCATCGCGTTATCATATCGCCATTATACCGGCCTGGTCGATGCCAAGGCGGAGCTCTCGGCCCAGGTCGCGACGCTACGCGAGGATGTCGCTCGGGAGGCAGCACGTGCCGAGTCTCTGGAGCGCGCGGTCGACCGGTGGGACCAGGCGGCCCGGGCTCAGGCCAGGGCCCTGGATGAACTAACAAATGCCCAGCGTGAGGCTGGCACGTATGCGAGGGAGCTACGGGATGTCCTATCCAAGCATGACCTCGGCGCGCTGGCCAAGCGCAAGCCGGGTCTCATCGAGAATCGCATCAATGCTGGTAGTGCTGACGCTCTGCGCCTGCTCGAGCGTGCAACCCAAGGCGCAGCCACCAGTGGAGGCCAAGGAGCCACCACGGCCCGTATTGCCGCGCCCGGAACCGGTAAAGAGTGAGCAACTGCAGTGGCGTGTCATAGAGGTGGACGGGGAACCGTTCTTTGCTCTGACGGCCCGAGGATACGAGGCGCTCTCACGCAATCTTGCGGATATGGTTCGCTGGGCACGTGAGGCCTCGTGGCAGATCGACTTCTACCGGGCGGACCGCCTGGGCAAGGACGGGGAGGCCTCGAAGTGAGTGACCACGGCCCAGAGAAGCAGCTGCAGAATCTTACGCCGGAGGAGGCGCGCGCCCTCATACGCGAGGCGGTGCGCGAGACCTTCCTCATGCTTGGCGTCAAGGTAGACGACCCCATCGAGGTGCAGAAGGACTTCCAGCACCTACGCGAGTGGCGTACCACCACAGACTCCATAAAGTCCAAGGGCCTACTGACACTGGTCGGCATAGCCGTGTCCGGCATAGCCGCCGCAGCCTGGCTTGGGTTCAAGGCTCTACTGGGCAAATGAGCGCCCCGGCGCCTGCGGGAGTTCTCTCCTTCCTACCGCAGGACCTTCCGCCGCCTCCTGGCGGCGGCTTTTTCTGACCTACAGACGCACACCACGGTGCTCGGGCCGATTAGCCTAGCTCAGCGCCAGGGCCTAAGCCGCCGTGTTGAGCCACGTCGGTCCGGGCTGCCTCGGCGGTATGTTCTGGAGGTCTTCCTGGCACATGGTTAGCCATAGCGCCAAGCCCCAGGCTACTAAGCCTACTGGAATGGCCAAAGTCAAGGCGCGTGCGCAGCCCAGCCCATCCTCATCCCCGCTAGTGTGCTCGTCGTGCTCGTACATGATGAGATGCCTCCTGGGCAATAGTCCAAGAGGCATCGTAGCGCCGTCAGGCCCCGCGCGGAACCCTCAGGGAACCCACACGCGGTCGTAGCGCGATGGCAGCCGGGCGCAGGACCACTCAGACTTCCGGCCCTCGTACTCGGCCTCGAAGTCACGCACCCGCACGCACTCGCCCGACGCGTGCGACACGTGCACCTCCGGGGCGTCCAGCACGTCGATGACCACGCGCCCGAGCGCCGCGGCGAGCAGCAGAGCAGCGCCGCAGCCAAGGAGGTAGCCCAGCAGGGCCTTGCCGTTGATCTTCTTCTTGTTTGGCATGCGGGCCTCACTGCACCGTAGGCGGGGCTTCGT